ATCCCATGGGCGTCCTGTTGTAAGTAAGCGTTTACTTAAACCTCTGGCTCGGCTACAATTGCCGATCTTCTGGCTTTTCAAGGATTTCAGACAATGGCTACCCGCTTTACTACCACCTCCGCGATCGCAGAAAGCGGCTCCTGGTCGCCCGCCGCCGATAGCATTCTCCAGCTCAGCGCTGCCGATCCGTCGGCAGAGGTCGAGATTGTCGGCCGCGTCGATGCGTCCGCACCCTGGGTGCGCCTGACCACGCTCAAGCCGATCCAGACGCCCTTCCAGCGGGTCGTCAAGATGCCGTTCCTCAAGGCGCTGGTGGTCAAGAACACCGAAGGCAAGAGCCTCACCCTCTGGGACAACAGCTAATGAACGGTCTGATCTCCCATGGCGTGGTGATGGACGCCACTGAAATCGCCCTCGACGTGGTGCTGACCAACACCGCGGTTGACGAAAACAAGGCTGCCGCGTTCGTCGTTGGCGCCCTGTCTGTCACCAAGGGTGCAGGCTGGGTCTTCTCCCTCACCAACACCGCTGGCAACATGTTTGCCGTCTCCGGCTCGAACCTGGTCGTGGGTGCCACTGCGCTCAACGCCGCCACCACGCCCAAGCCTGCCATCACCGTGCGCGCCACCTCCGGCGCCCAGGTGATCGAGCGCACCTTTACCATGAACGTGCGCAAGGCGCTGCCCGCCCTGCCCCTGACCACTAACAAGCGGCTCGGCCTGGTGGGTCACAGCCAGCTCCACTGGTTCAACGTCTTTGCCCAGACCTCTGACCTCGGTATTGGCTCGGACGCCAAGAACGTGCTGGCAGCCTATCAGTGCGTTGATCCCCGGTTTGATGCCGACAGCTGGTGGGACGCAACCGACCCGCTCGGTCGAAATCTCCGTGGTGCCAATTTCGCACTGCAGGGCATGCACCTGGAGCTGATGGATGCCCAGCTGACCGAAGCTATCAACCATGGGGCCAAGGCAATCATCCTGATGGGCGCCTCTAACACCATTTCCACTGGCGATACGGGTGTCGCGGCAGCCAATGCCGGCTATTCCATCGACTATACCGAAGCGATGCTTCAGCGCTGCCGCAATCTCGGGGTGCCGGTGATCCTGATGACCGACTATCCGCGCGGCTCGTGGATCGCCGACGCCAAGCTCACGCCGGACCTGCGCAAGAACACCGCGATCGCCTCTTACAACGACTGGGTTAAGGCCCAGGTTGGCCGTGAAGGCGTCTACGTGGTGGACTTTTGGGGCCTGCTGGCACCTGGCGGTGTCCAGGATACCAGCCTGTTCGCAACTGACCTGACCCACCTCAACTCTCGTGGCGCATGGAAGGCTGCCAACTATGGCCCTCTGGCGACCGCTATGCAGGCGATTTTCGACAGCTCCGAGTTCTTCTCGACCGATCCGACCACGGCTGATCAGCTGCTTGCCCTGGCGAACTACAACTGGGCAGCGTCGGGCGCCATCAACTCGGGCCAGGTCACGGGCACCAAGGCTACTGCTCTTTCCTTTACGGTATCGCCGTCAGCTGGCTCTACCATTGTGTGCAGCATGGAGCAGATCGGCACGACGGGCCGCTACAAGCAGGTTCTCGACATCACTCCGGGAAACAACGGCACGGGTGCCGCATACCACCAGGCGACCCTCCAGCTGCCCAATAGCGCCATTACCGGCCTGGCAGCCGGAGACTGGGTGAGGCACTCGCTGATCGTGGAAGTCGAAGGTGCGGCAGAGAACCTGACCCTGGCCCGCGTCAACAACCAGATCTCGCAGGTGTCGACGGTCAAGGCGCAGTCTTTCTGCATGAACACCGCCTCGCCCGACTTCTCAATCGCGCCCGCTCTGCCTGCAGGTGTGAGGAAGATCATCAGTCCGCCGCTCCAGATCCCCGTCGGCGCCGCCTTCGACCGCTGCCGGTCTTTCGTCGCCCTCGCCTGGCCCCGCACCGCAGTCGGCGCATTCAGGGTCAAGCTGCACAGTCCGAAGTGGGCAAAGATCACCGACCCGCGCATCGCACGCGGCTTCTGACCTTAAAACAAAGGCGCCCTCACCCGGCGCCTTTCGTTTGATCTGCCCACTCTGGATCATCAGCCGGGTCAGGATCTTCCTCGAGAATCTTCCAACGGTTATTGAGCACTTCATCCCACGCCATCAAAACATCAGCAGTGCTGAAGCCGGCATCGTTCAGCTTGGTGGTAGCGTGGGCAACGATTTCATCCAGCCCTTGTTGCAGTTCAATACCGCGGTCTGGATCATTTAAAGGTCTGACCTTCATCGCCTATCTCCTCATGCGCCATTAACGGTAGCCGAGGTGATCGGTTCCGCAAGGACTCGACTCCTGATCCGTGTTCTGTATTATGAGAACGAAACATGAACACAAAGGAGAAACGATATGCCGCTCGATGATGAGACAGCCGAGGAGCTCGCCATTGATATTCTGCTGTGGCTGGCCCAAAAGCTCGACCTCATGGAAAGATTTCTCAAACTCTCCGGCATACCGGGCGATAGAGTCCGTCAGATGCTCGGTGAGCGCAAGTTCTACGGCGGGCTGCTTGGCTTCATCCTTGACCACGAGCCGACGCTGATGAGCTTCTGTGCCGACACAGGACATGGCCCGATGTCGGTAAGCCGATGCTATGCCCATTTCGTGCAGGTCAAGGGTATCGCCTGGACCTAAGATCATGCCACGCCGGAGAGACCTATACCTGATCCGCAAGGGCAACAGCTGGGCAGTCTGCTTCAAGGCAACCGGACGGCTCAACGGTCACGCCGGCAAGATCCTCGCCTGGCTGCGCGATCACGACGAATCCTATCTCTGCACCGTGGGCACCGAGGACCAGATAGAGAACCTGCCGGGCATGGAGACCAAGAACTTCTTCGGCGATCAGTTCACCTTCACCGTTGACGAGACCGACGAGAAGGGCAACCAGCTGACCCGGCTCTCGGGCGCCAACAACGTCAGCGCCGCCAGGGCAGCCTTCCACGTCTACCTCAAGACAATGCCACCGGCGCGCCACATCAGGCTCAGGGACGGCGGCCGGGTTATTCTCAAAGGACATGACCAGAAGATCGAGGAGTAGCCACTCGACAAAATTCCCTGTTTGTTCTAGGCATATAAGCAGAACGGACAAGGAACGCGGCTCATGGTGATACGGCTGCCTAAACTCATCACACCCTACCCCGACCGGGATCTCGATTGCCAGGAGGCTCTCCAGGGCGCCTTCATCCGTCTGGTAGACCTGGCCCACCAATCAGGGTGGACACGCACAGAGACCATCGAGGCGATGCGCGAACTTGCCTTCAACCTGCTCTACATGGAGGAGGAAATCACCAAGACGGACAGCCAGATCGCCAGCCTCAAGGGCGACCTCACCAAGCACTGATACAACCCTAAGAAGGTTGCATAAGGTTGACACCAACCGGATATCTGTCAACTTTAGGCCTCAAATCGGGCCAGGCAAGTCAAAATCTGTCAACTTTCGGCAACCTGCACCTACCCGAAACAGGCCCTAAACAGCCCAAAAGGTTGACAAAGGTTTACATAAAGTTGACAGAAATCGCCGAAATCGGCTTTTTCACCAAACTGTCAACCTTCCGGCAGACTGAGATCTCGTAAGAGGGAACTCAAATAGAAGCTCATAGAGAGCGACGGGCAACAGAAGATGCGCACTCACTCGTCAGACATAGACAAACGCGCTCAGTGACGCGCTATGAGTCGAACAGAAGCTCAGGTGTTGCAGTGCTGAATACATATTCGAGCGCACAGACCGGAGCAGCGATCTGACTCGCAAACCCATAGACAGATGAGGGCGGTGTAGAGAGAGAGCGTAGCGCTCATAGAGGCGTAGGTGTGTAGAGAAGAGGTGCTCGGTGCGTAAGGGTGAATAGCAGAAGGGAAACGGTGAAAAGCTGGAAGGAGGTATGCGGCCGCGCCACGGTTCTCCACCCCTCACCGCGGACACCCAAGACCTCCCGCCCCAGACCAGAGATTTCCACGGAGCTCCATGGCGACAATTGCCCTGACACTGACCTCTTGAGCTCCAATCAAGCCTGCGCTAGACATCAGTCAACGAGTTCGAGCACGATCGTCCGGAGTGTTCGGGAAGGAGCCATCAGGCTCGCTTTCTCTAAGTTGCTAACCGTCGAGACCGGACGCGTCGACGGCACCTCATATGGGCAGCCTTCCCTAACCGGAGCGCTGCCCTTCTTTTTGGCCGGAAGGAACGGGTGAGCATCGTCTGTAGGAGAAACAGACAGGAACACGGTTGCGGACGTTTTGCCGGAACCTCATAATTCGCCACAGCTTGTCTATTAATCTAACCTATAACCAATAACCATTATATGTATTAGACGAAGTGTGGACGGGAATGGTTTCGGGAACGGAGGTTCCGGCCAATAGGACCGTGCATTGCCCGCCTACACATCGCCGTGCCGACGGTTCCGGTCTCTTCCAAGGTAAACCAAGGTTATCCACGGGGACGGGAGCCGCCGCGCCTGTGGCTACAGGTTTAGGTTAGGAAATAACCTGCTCCGGCCCATGTAGACACCTCTCGGAACCCTGAAATTACTTTGCTATTGTCTAATCATCAGAGCAACAAAGCGTCTGAGAGCAACACAATAGGAGAAAGTAACATGGGTAAGTCGAAGAAGAACACAGCAGCCGTTGAGTTTGACATGAACGCCCTGCTCAGCCAGGTCAACGAACAAGCCGACGCCCTCGAGGCCGGCGCCGTGGACATGGCGGCCGATGAAGAGGCCCGCAGGAAGGATGCCGAGGAGCAGGCCCTGCTCGAGGCCCTCAACCAGGCCACCGATGACGCCCCGGCCGATCACACCGAACCCACGGATCCCGAGCCCGTGATGCTGCCCAAGGTCGCCGGCGAGCTCAAGGAGCTGGTGTCGAACATCACGCCCGAAGCCGCCGAGCAGAAGAAGGCAGAGGTCGTCGCTGAATATGAGGCGCGCAAGGACTTTGAGCGTCAGATGCCCGGTCTGTCCTCGAAGATGATCCCGAACCTCGAGGCGACGGAAAAGCGGCTCGCGACCCTTGGTGCCGCAGCCATCTTCTGCGCCATCGACATCGATCCTTCGTTCATCAACCGTGAGGTCTCGACGGGCAGCCGGTTCAATGTCTACGCGCTTCAGAAGGTGCAGGACATCATGGCGGCTCTCGGCGGCGCCTTCCTGACCAACAAGATCAACCGGGCCATCATCGAGTCCATGTTCAACTTCAAGGACGCGGGGCTCGCATTCACGGGCACTGCTGCGCTCTGCGCCGTGTCTGACAAGGTGAAGGCTGATCGGGCGATCGCAAAGCACCTGGTCCGGCACACCGTCAGCGCCAACACGGCATCGACCCAGAAGTCCTCGACGATGGTGGCACTCGCAACGCTGGGCATCGTGACGAACAGCGGCGCAAAGGGCTCTGAGGTCTGGCACCTGACGGACACGCCGCAGACCCGGCGCCTTGAAGAGATCGTCCGTCGCGCTGCCTGATCGGCGCGACTCTACCCTGGCGATGAGAGGGGCAGCTCTAGTAGCTGCCCTTTTTCGTGGGCTGTCACGTAGGGGACGGGGAACGGCTTAGGATCAAGGGATCGACGGTCAGGCACACCGGCAGGATCAGGCCACCCGCGCTCCCGGCCAGGCCAAGGCTTCCCAAGGCCACCCGTGGGAGACCAGGCCTATCCCCGGCCAGGCCGTCCAACACACCAGTCAAACACCACTCGGAGCCCTGTCAGCGATTTGCGAAGCTCATCTTGTCAACAGCAAGCAAGGAGCTCGACATGAACCGCAAGCGCAACGCAACGACCCGCACACCCAAGTCCGAAAACTCGATGGCTCAGGACATCTGCGGGCTCACCTCGATGGTGATGCTGATCACCGCGATGTTCTTCATCCTGCCAGACCTCGCACGATACCTGCACGGGTGATGAACTCACCTGCCGACAGCAAATAGCTAAATAGCTATTCTGATAATGCAAACAGCAACTTAGATCGAAAGGGATCTTCTCATGTCTTACGTCACCGAAATCTTCACTCAGCCCGCAATCCGCGAAGCAGCCGATGCACTCGATCTGCTTCAATCCTGCCAGTCGCACAAGCTGCCCGCAGACTCGGGCAAGCACCGTGCGCTCGCCGACATCATGAAGGGCGCAGCATCGCGCTTCAAGGATCTCGCAGAGAAGCAGACGGTTCTCAGCGTCGATGAATTCTACCGTCGTGCCCTCGAGCGTGTCAGCGTCATTCGTCACGAGCGGGCAGTGCTCGCAAAGGCGCGTGCTGAGAAGCGTCGGCGTGACACCGCAGAGCGCGAAGAAATGCAGCGGGAGCTCGCAGGGCTCGCAGCGTAAGGTCAGCGATGAGCGCGTGTCTCAGGGCACGCGCTTATTTGTGACCTTGTGGGAGGGGACGGGGCTTGGTGGGTGAGGATTTGGGGAACGGCTTAGGGTCAAGGGACCGGCGGTTGGCCTTGGCGGGCCAGGGCGCGCGGCTCTAGGGCGGTGGGGACGGGTTCCGCCGCCCGCTGGGTATAGGGTCGCCCTGGACGCCAAAAACCCTGCCTGGGGTTGCCAGGCAGGGTCAGGTTGGGGATTGGCTGGTTAGGGCAGCCGGCTGGCGCTCCTGGTCAGGCGAATCTGGCGAGCCGATTGCAGGCATTGCCGGCGATCCGCACCGTGGCGCTCCGCGGCCATACCGAGGATGAAGGCTGCCAGCTTGTCGGCATTGTCGGAGATCCGGGTGAGGAAGGCGATCTTGCCATCCTGCCGACAGACTGTGCCACGCTCCCGGCCATAGGAGTCATAGACCCGGAGCAGGCAGCCCTGGTTGCGGCGCAGATACCGGCTCATGGACATCATGGCGTTGTAGCACTGGGTTGGGGAGTTAACGAAGGACAGTTCCATGGTGATTCCCTCTCAGGCCTGGTAGCAGCGGGCAAACAGGCCAGTGGCAATGATCCACCGGCGGGTGATGAGGAGCAGGCCACGGTGGTCGCGTGTCAGGCCAGGGCGATAGAGGTTGGGGTTGGAACGGATGAGCATGGTGGTCTCCCATGGGTGGCCGCGGGCTGGGACGCCCCGGCGGAACGGAAAGGATGGGTGGGTTGGTCAAGCGAGCCGCGCGGGACGCCCCGGGCGCTTTTGCTAAAGTAGTCAGCGCTTAAGTAAGCGCTGACTTATATCACAAGACGCTAATCAAGCGTCTTCGTTCTCGTCTTCTTCAATCTCGACTTTCGCAGTGTCGATTTTGAGATTGTCGCACAACTGCTGCGCTAGATCAGTCATATGCACGTCATACGAGTTCTTGACTGCATTCGAGACTGTCAAGATTTTCAGCGTCAAAAGCGCGTCGATTGAAGTCTGATGTTGAGCGTTGACAGTCTCGACTGTCTGAATAGCGTTGCGCACGAAAACAAGATGCTTTCTGTCATCTTTCACGACGATATCGCGAGAAATCGAAGCGCGTGCATCTTCTTTCGTCATCACAGTGTCATGACGATAGCAGTTGATTGCTGTGCGAAAGATTGCATATGTGTTTTCGTTCAACTTATTCGCGTTCAGCTCGATTGCTTGCTGAACGAAGTTGACTGCTTTTTCGCTTGCGTAGATAGCGCGAGAGAAGCGATCTGCGTCGATTTCGTGAGCGTCGAGCAGTGCGACGACACTCTGAAAAGAGCACGCTTCACGCATCTTTGTGAGCTTCTTGATGTTAGATGCAGAAGCATTCTTACGAGTTGCTTCAACGATACGAGCTTCGAAAGCAGTGACATAAGCGTTAGTCATAGTTAGTTCTTTCTCTATCTGTGCGCGTTGCTTGCGCTGTTACTCAAGACGTTCGCTTTAGCGCTTGTTTCGTCTTGATGTAGTCAGTATAGCGATGTCTTAGATCGGAGCAACAGTCTTGATGGGGATGCCTTTATACTTCCCCGAGCTCCCGGCGTCCTAACCTCCTCTCCCAGATCCCGGCTCCCGACGCGGAGCGCTGGCACCCCTGGATCCCCAGTCCCGCCTCCCCTACCCCAGCTCCCAGATCCCCGCTGCCCAAACCTCCTCCCTCTGTTGATTAATCGGCGCCGTGCGCTATGAGTGTGGAATTCAAACGGAGATATCTATGCGCGCCGCACTCTTCCTCGCACTCATGCTTTCCTCTGGTCCGGCCATGGCTCAAGAGGGAGTTGTTCCACCGGAGTTGCTGAGCGAGATCCATGATAGGAATGCCGAATGGCGCCGGTGCCTTGATGAAGCGGCTGTGCGATACGGCAAGGGAAGCTGCCAGCCTGCCGCTGCCCTAGCTACGGCTGCCTTCGGCAAATGCAAAATGCCGGAGGATGCGCTTGTTATGGCGATCCGAAAAACTGGTCACTCAAATCCCGAAGGCTGGGTTGCCCGCGACCGCGGTGACCTGATGCCTTCTGTTCAGTCTAAGATTCTGGATGTCCAGATCGAGCGTTCCTGCGAATAATTTCCCCGTCTATCGTTTCGTCTTTCTGCGCCTCAAAGTGTAAGTAAGCGTTGACTTACACAACAGAGGAGGATATGAAGGAAATCACAACGTTGCGGGATATTTCAGTGGTCAGAAGGCCGGACTCATAACCCGGAGGTCGTCGGTTCGAATCCGGCTCCCGCAACCAAATTGGGAAGTAGCTCAGTCGGTAGAGCAGCTCACTGTTAATGAGCGGGTCGCAGGTTCGAGCCCTGCCTTTCCAGCCAAATCCGTGGGCTGGGCATGAGTGAGCCCAAGCGGCTGTAAACCGCCCGCCTTAGTGCTGTGGGAGTGCGAATTCTCTCCCCACGGACCAGATCAACCTTGAGGACACATATGCCCTATCGCCGCAGCTCATCCTCCTTCAAGCCGAGCTACTCCAAGTCCTACAGCTCGAAGTCGTGGTCGACCAAGAAGTCCTACGAGACCAAGAAGGGTTTCTCGCTCTGGAGCTCCAAGCCCAAGACGGTCATCAACAAGACCACGATCGTCACGCCTGGCTACGGCCCCTCCTACTACGCGCCGCATTACGTGCCCATTGTCGTGCCTGTGGGCGTGACCGGCATCGCCGCGGCACCTGTTCACTACGACAGCGATTTCGACGCCTTCGACTTCCTGGGCCTTTGCCTGGTCGCAGCCCTGATCGTTGGCGTCTTCCTCTGGTTCGTCAACAGGGGCTGATGATGTCCAAGACCTACACCGCAATGGTCTGCAGAGGCTCGATCTGGCTCGGCTCCGGCTGTGGTCACTGCGAGCGCTGCGCCGACGAAGAAAAGGAATTCCGCATGAACAAGACCCAGGCCGAACAGGCAGCCATCCAGTCCGACGATGTGTTCAAGGCCGCCGAAACCACGGGCCTGCCGGTTGCCGGCTACAAGAAGACCCAGCCGCAGGCTTTCATTGACATCGTGAATGAGAACAAGATCCTCGAGGAGCGCGTGCTGCGCCAGATCGAGAAGATGCAGCGCCTCGACTGTGGTCCGAATGGTGCAAACCCGTTTGACGGCCGTGGTATGGCTGAAGCACGCACCTGCATCCAGACGGGCTTTATGTGGCTCAATCGCGCTGTCTTTCAGCCGGGTCGCGTTGCGCTGCCCGAGGACGCCGAATGAGCGTCGTTGTCTACAAGGATGGCGTGATGGCGGCCGACAGCCGCGCCTATTCGGGCGGCACGCATCCGATCGGCACCAAGAGAAAGATTCATCGCCTCACTGACGGATCGCTGCTCGGCATCACGTCGAACCAGATCGGCCTGCCGGAAGCGGTGCGTGACTGGATTGATCAGGGTGCCCACCGTGATGCGCTGCTGCCCGACCAGCCCTCGTTTACCGCCATCCACGTTCTGACGAACGGCGAGATCTACTTCTACGACGATAGCTATGTGCCTTCCGGGCCGATCACGACCAGCGAGATCACCATCGGCTCCGGCATGAAGTATGCGCTCGGCGCATTGAAGATGGGTGCGACTGTCTATGAGGCTGTCGAGGTCGCCAAGCAGTGCGACTTCTACTGCGGCGGCGAGGTGGCGATCCTGACGCTCAAGGGCGATCAATGATCGATATCGAGGCTGTCTCGCTGCCGCTTGGCCTGGCGCTGCTCACTGATGGCACCACGCGCGCCGTCGTCCACATGTTCGACGGTTCGGGCTCCGACACTGACGAATGGGCCGAATGCCGTGCCTTCACCGTGGCACTTCCGGACGGCACCTGGCTGGTGGCGCCCGCCTCGAACTTCTCCCCTACCCTGCTCCATTGAGGTCCAACCGATGAATTCACGCCTGCTGCACTTCCTCAACTGCGTCGTCACCTTCCTGGTGATCGGCTTCGTCATCTTCTACGCCTCGGTCATCGTGCCGGTGGTGCTGTCGTGCTTTGTCGGCGCGCTCTTGGTGCTCTGGCTGATCTGTAATGCGCCCTGGTATGCCTGCGAGGTCTACAAGGGCTTCATGAAGTGGCGGCGCCGGCCTTAAGAACCCTTGTTCTGCTTCTCCCAGCAGGCAAAGCATTCGACCAGAAGATCCTTCATCGATATCTGACGGCTGACGGCCGTCATCTTGAACCTCGTATGCCAGTCGACCGGCATGTTGAAGCTCATCATCACAATTTCTTTGTCCTCTGGGGTATTTTCTTCGTTCGCGCCTTTGTTGCGGTGGGGCACTGAGTTCTCCATATTCGTGCGGTTGCACTGTAGCCATCTAGCTACCCGACTCGCATTAATAATACTAGCAACGGTCGAGCGAGATTCGAATAATGCACATGCTTGTGCATGCTCGCACTTTCCAGCAAATGCACCACCAAGCTTGCGCATGCTAGTGCATGCACTGACTAGCATGCGCAAGCCTTCACTTCCCTGCGCTTGCATGTTAATGCCTTCGCAAGCTTTCTCGTGCATGTTGATTCGAACAGCAAAGGAGACACCGATGCCAGTCATCGCAGTTGCCAACCCCAAAGGCGGCGCCGGGAAGTCAACCACGACCCTGGTTCTCGCCACGACACTCGCAGCCCAGGGCGCCAGCGTGATCATTCTCGATTGTGACCCGAACAAGCCGATCCAGCTCTGGCGCAAGGGCAAATCCAAGAACCCGGTGACGGTCGATGGCGAGATCACCGAAGGCAATATCGTCACAAAGCTCAACAAATACAGGACCGAATACAGTTTTGTGTTCGTTGACCTTGAGGGCGTCGCTTCTGTGCTGACCGCCCGGGCGATGACACGCGCCAACCTGGCGCTGATCCCAATCCAGGCAAGCCCGAATGACGCCGGCATGGCAGCCAAAGCCATCGGTCTCATACGCGACGAGGAGCTGGCCCAGGAGCGCGATATTCCGTTCCGCGTGCTGTTCACCCGGACCTCGCCACAGATCAAGTCCAGGCTCGAAAACGAGATCACCGTCCAGCTCAGGGCAGGGGAGATCCCGACCTTCACCACGCACCTCAACGAGCGATCGGCCTACAAGTCGATGTTCTTTGACCAGCTGGACCTGGACGAGCTCGATCCGAAGCGGGTCAACGGCATTGCGGCCGCCCAGGACAACGCCGCGCGCCTGGCCGAGGAGCTCGTCGAGATCTTCGCCCGCAAGCAGGAGGCGGCGTGATGGAGCTGGGATTCAAGGATAAGCTGCAGGCCATCAAGCCTGACGTGCCGGAAGAGAAGCCTAAGAAGGAAAAGGCGCCACCGTTGGAACGCAGGTCCGATGCAGTGGCCGAGCGCAATGGCTTCAAGAGCCGGGAGCCCGTGCAGAAGATTGTCAGAAGGAAGGATGCCGAGCCGACCGGCAATCTGGCGATGCGGGTGCCGCTGTCGCAGTATAACCGCTTCGTCCAGTGGGCGATGGATAACCGGCTCAGCTATCAGGAAGGTCTGACCGAGCTGATGGACAAAGCCGGTATTCCTTAGAGTCCCCAGGTAAGCCGGTTCACCCGGTATTCGATATCGGGCTGGTCATAGGTGTCGTCGGGCTCGTAGGTGTCGAGGTCGAAGATTTCCTCGAGCTGCTCAGACGTGACCAGGATCACGCGCCAGGAATAGATCGTCCTATCGCGCATCGCGTCCTTGGTGGTCGTATAGTCGGCCGGGATCGAATACTTCTTCAAGATATGGTGAAGCGCGTCCGGATTGTCGCGCAGTTCAAAAGCGCTGACACCAACGGAGCGCTTGGTGATCTCCAGATCCAGATGACGGATCGTGACATCGACCGGACGGGTCCAGTCCTCGGTTGCAAACCTGTCGGACAGGGCAGGGGCGATCGCCATGCGGTAGACGTTTCCGTTCCGCGGCGGGTCGCACACGAGGCGACCCACCATCTTGCCATTGCAATAGACCTGCATCAGCCCGCGAAGCTCCGGATCGCAAGCGTGAGCTTCTCGGCGAGATCTGCAGCCGCAGCCTGCGGAGACAGTCCCCGCGCCAGGCCGTCGTTCTGGATCTGGGCGTGGCAGTAGGCGTTGTTGTAGGTGTCGAATTCGAACTTCGACGGGCCGGCGAGCGGATTGATGATCTCCAGCACCAGGCCGCCCTGGTTGCGCCAGTAGAGGCCCTGTTCGCGCCGCACCGATCCGAACACCGAATAGGCACCCTTCGGACGGGCGTTGTGGCTCATGATCGGGATGATGTCGCCGCCGAACTTCTCTTCGAAGGCGTTGCCGATCTCGCCGAGGATCTCGCGGACCTGCCATTCACGGCCGTTGATCGTGACCTTCTCGAGCTTGCCTTCCTGGGTGAAGACCTGCTTGGCCGTCAGACCGAGATAGTCCATTGCCATCTTGCGCAGCGGCAAGCCGTCGTCAGCGAGTTCGTGGCCGTAGAGGTGATTGATGATCTCGGCAGCCTTGGACTTGCCGGAGGTCGGGTTGCCGCAAAGGGCGATGATCTTCGGCACGTTGGCCGGGGCAGGGCGGCCCTCGAACCAGCGTTCAAAGGGCGAGGTCGTGTCGTTCATAAGCGTGTCTCCTGTCTATAGTAAGCGCTTACTTACTTTATAGCGACAGAGACGGGAATCTGCTAAAATAGGGTCTAGCTAGTTAGCTATTGAGGGCCGTGCTTTCATCCGTATCACCGGCGATCGTCCGCAGACGCAGCGCCAGCGCGTTCTTTTGGCGCTTGAGCTCGGCAATCTCCTTGTGGAGCTTGGTGTTTTCGGCCTCGAGGTGAGCGGTGGACAAAACACTCTGCCCACGCTCGTTGAAGAAATGGATCGGATCGATGAGACGGGTCATGCAGCTGCCTTGTAAGCGTCGAATTCATGCCACGGAAAATCCCGACCTTCCGGAAGAATGCCTTCCACGAAACCAGGCGTGCGCTGAATGATGTTATAGCGCTGACGGGCATGGTCGCGCAGCGTATTGTTGAGATTGACGGAATAATCGGCAATGCAGGCAATGTTGGGCCCGGACTTCTTGGCGCGCAGACCACGGCCGACACGCTGGCGAAGCGACACCTCGGCCTTCATGCCGCCGGCGAGCTGCACAAGCCCGATCGCCGGCACGTCAACACCCACGTCCAGAATGGTGGTGCCGATGATGCCATTGAGCTTGCCCTCGACCATTCGGTCAAGCTGGGCGCGCCTGGCCTTCTGGTCGTCCTCGCCCTTGAGGAACTCAAACCTCAGATCATGCTCGCGATAGAAGCTCAGCACGTTGTCGCCATGCTTCTTGCGGGCAATGAGCGTCAGAATCGGGAGGTCGCGCTCAGCAGCGTTGTGTGCGTCAAAGAGCATGTCTTCCAGCATGAAGTTATTGTCGATGTAGCCCAGAGTGTAAGCGCGTTCAAAAGGCGACGACTTGCGAAGCACCAGCGGCGGCTTGCAGTCCACGAACTTGAAATAGGGCTTGGCAAGAATGCCGCGCTCGATGAGCAGGCTTTCGGGAATGTCGATAAGCACCGGGCCGAAGGCTGCCATCAGGCGCATGTTGTCGGCCGCCGAGTCCTTCATGAACGGCGTGGCGGTCAGCGCGACTCGGATCGAGGCGTTCTTGCAGTGGCGCAGGATCTCGTAATAGCTCGTGCCGCCGGCTTCATGAGCCTCTTCACCAATGACGACCTCGATCAGCGACAGGAACTTGATGATGGCCTCGCGGCGCCTGGTCTTGGCGTCGAACTTCTCCTTTGCCAGCGCCAGGATCTGGTCGCGCGGCATGTCGGGGTTCTTGTTCTTCGACAGGTTGATCGACTTGACGACCGCCCGGATCTCCTTCGGCATATCGGGCACCTCGAGCGCCTGGACCAGCGTCTGGACCATGCCGAGATTGATGCCGCGCACGAAGCGCAGCTCTCCGTCGCCGACCTGCCCGGTATTCAGCCCGATATCCTTGAGCTGGTCGTCCATCTGGTAGAGCAGGATGCCGCGCGTCGTCAAAAATAGCGTCATGCGCCGGTAGCGCGCCATGATCAGCTTGGCGATCTTGGACTTGCCGCCGCCGGTTGCCACGCGAATAATGCCGGCGCCGTGCTTTTCGACCTGGCGAAGCGCCTTCATCTGGTAGTCGTAGTTCGGATTGTCGTTGCCGAACTCGTCAACAATCGGGTTCTCGGGACCGAGCGGCTCGAAGTGCGGCCGCGCGATCGGCTGAACCGTGTGGCCGATCTGGGTCAGCTCCTGCTGGACCAGGTAGAAGAAGCCGGCCGGAAAGGTGTTGGTGTTCACGTCGAAGAAGGACGACTTGCCGGACCAGCCGATGCCGTTTGACTCGACCTCGTAGGAGAGGAGCGAGGTGACGAAGGAGGCGACCTCGCGTGTCGGGTTGATGAGCTTTGCCACGACAGCGTTTCTTGCCAGCTGGACGATTGCCATTTTCACTCGTTTCTTTGGTTGACGCTTGCATTAGGATGCGAATAATGTAAGTAAGGACTTACTTAACCGGAACCATCCTTATGCGCAAGATTGAATTCAAGACCGTTGCTGTCGACGAGTTGCGGAAAAACCCCTGGAACACCAATAAGGTCACGCCCGACAACGAGGCGAAGATCCGCAAGTCTCTCGAACGCAACGGCATGTTCAAGCCGATTATCGTTCGCCAGGTGCCCGATCAGGAGGGCTACGAAATTCTCGGCGGCGAGCACCGCTGGGAGCAGGCGGTCGAACTGGGCGAGACCCACGTTCCGATCGCAAACCTCGGTCTCATCGACGACAAGCAGGCCAAGGAGATCGGCGTTATCGACAACGCCCGCTACGGCGCCGATGACACCCTGTCCTTTGCCGAATTGCTCAAGGATATTGGCGACGTTGGCGAGCTGCAGGATTTCCTCCCTTACGGTAGCGCCGATCTCGATGCGATCTTCTCAGCTTCTACTATAGCGCTCGGTGACTTGGAGATTGACGAAAACTTCGAAAAGAAGCTCGAAGCCGAGATCGAAGACGACGAAAAGCCCGCAAAGCTTCCCAAGACCCACACCGTCATGCGCTTCAAGGTCATGCTCGGCGATGCCGAACGGCTGACCGCCCTGATTTCCAAGACCCAGAAGGACCACGGCTACACGACCGAGGACCAGCTCACCAACGCTGGCGATGCGCTCGTTCACCTGCTCGGCGATCAGTTGGCGCATTCCGGTTCCTCGCCTGCTTATAGTGATGACCAGGAGCTCGAGAAGATCCTCGACGAAGCGCTGGCAAATCCGGAGAACGATGAATGACGATCGCTGTTGAGATCAAGGATATCACCTGGCTCAAGCCCTATGCGGCCAATGCCAAGAAGCACCCGCCCGAGCAGATCAAGAAGCTTGCGGCCGCCATCACCAAGTTTGGCTGGACCCAGCCGATCATTGCCTGGACCGATGGTTCGATCATCGCCGGTCACGGCCGGCGCCTGGCCGCGCTGGAGCTGGGCCTCGAGGTCGTTCCTGTGGTCGTGCGCTCTGATCTGTCCAAGGTCCAGGCCGATGCGCTGCGCCTGGCTGACAACCGCGTCACCTCGACCGAATACGACATGGCCGCGATCCAGACCGAGCTGCAGGCGATCTCCGACCAGCTCGACGGCTCGTTTTCCATGGAGGACATGGGCTTTGACGAAAAGGAGCTCGAGTTCTCCCTCGGCGATCTCTCCACCATGGACACCAGCTTCTTTGCCGACGACATCGGCGCGGCCGTCGAGGAGCAGAAGCGGGCCAATGCTGAAAAGGTCAAGGAGACCGATGACACGGCCGCTCCTGTCGGCGATGCGCTCGGCTTCAAGCGCGTGACCGTCGCCCAGTCCCGCCAGCTGCGTGACCTGATGAACGGAATCGAGACCAAGACCGGCAAGAAGGGCGTCGACGCCCTGATTGACGTGCTTTCGGCTGCCGCCTGACATAAGTAAGGACTTACATATACATGAATGACAATGTGATTTCGTTCGGTTCACGTAAGCCCTGGCGCGAGGAGAAGGCTGCCGAGCGCCGGCAGAAGAAGTCGGAAGGCCAGCGCCGGCGTCGCGACAAGACGGAAGCCCAGAAGGAACTCCGGGAGACCACGCTCGAGACGCTGGATAAGGTTCGCGCTCTCGTCACCGCCGGAAAGCTCGAGGGCCTGGTGATCGTCGCCCGCGATCCGGTCTCCAAGCACTTCCTCACCGATGTCTGCTTTGATGAGCGCGTCACGCCGACCGGCGACATGTTTGCCTGGGCCGGCGTCCTGGCGACGCTCGAAATGGAGGTCAAGGAAAACGCCACCATGGCGCCGTCCGTCCAGCTCGACGGCACGATCATCGACCCGGAGGTCGAAACGACCCTGTTTCTGATGGAGGAGGGCTTCGAATGACCATCTACACCATCGATCGCCGCTTCAAGACCTCTGTGGAACGCACGCCGCGCGTGCTTGAGATTGCCGAAGGTTTCGGTCTCGGCCTCAACGACAAGGAATTCGTCGTCTACGACAACCTGCCGATCGAGGTTCGCCAGGGCGATGTCGTGTTCATCACCGGCCAGTCCGGCGCCGGCAAGACGCTGCTGCTCAAGGATCTGACCGCCCAGATGCGTGCAAGCGGCCTCAAGGTCGCCGACCTCAACCAGATCGGCCTCGAGGAGAAGCCTGTCATCGACCAGGTGGGGTCGTCCGTCGTCCACGCCACCGAGCTTCTCGCGCTCGCCGGTATCTCCGACGCCTACATTTACCTGCGCAATCCCTCCCAGCTCTCCGGCGGCCAGCAGTATCGCCTGGCGCTCGCCAAGATCCTCGATACGGACGCCGATGTCTGGATCGCTGACGAGTTTGGCGCGGTGCTGGATCGCGTCACTGCAAAGGTCGTGGCCTTCAACATGCAGAAGGTCGCCCGCCGGCTCGGCAAGACCCTGATGGTCGCAACCACCCATTCCGATCTGGTCGATGAGCTCGGCCCGGATCTCACCATCACCAAGCGCTTCCGCGAACGCGTGGACGTTAAGCACAAGGAGAACGACGAGTGAATTTTGGTAAAGCCCTCGAGGCAGTCAAGAACGGCGACCGTGCGCGCCGCGAATTCTGGAACGGCCGCGGCATGAGTATCTATCTCAATGCCGGCTCGGTCGAGCACTCCTCTGACAAGCTGTCGATTTCCGGCGTTGGTCGCGAGCTGTTTGACAATGGCGACGCCGGCACTGTCACGCGCATGCCCAATATCAACCTGATTGCCGCCGACGGCACGATCGTTACGGGCTGGGCACCGAGCCAGAATGACATGCTGGCTGACGACTGGAGGATCTGCGAATGAAGGTAGT